AGAAGTCCGTCTTCGAAGGTGACTTCCTTAACTTCTGTGTCGTCGGATAAAGTCCATGCTCGTTTAAAACTTCTGCTAGCCACTCCCTTGTGGACATATGTCCTGTCCGTTTCAGAATCTTCTTTTTGTCCTTCGACAAAAAGTTTTCCATACTCTGTGAACGCATTTACTTCTCCTTTCTTAAATCCTGCGAGTGCGATTTCTAATCTAGACTCAACATTATTTACCTGAATAAGATTGTATGGAGGATAATTCTTTGAAGTTTCATGTAGGTTAAACAGGCGATCAAAATATTCATCCATTCCAATAGAATTGCGCGTGATTCTTTCCATCAATTCAGGAAGATCCGCAGCAGTATACCTTGTGAGGTTAGTCATTATTGTAGCTCCTTAAAAAAGCGAGTTTGTGTTTTGTGGACCCTTACGGCATCCACAAGTATATATTAACACAAGGCACAAAAAAGCGGGTGTGGTAACCCGCTCATATTTATTCGGTTTTATTCAAAGAATGGCAACAATGTTCCATCACCCATTTTATTTCGCACAAATGATGCAATATCTCCACCACAGTGTGGACACAAAAGTTCTTCCTTAACAGCAAAACCTTCAACAAAAGAATATGGTTTCGGTTCAGGTATTTCAGTATAATTATGCAACCATTTATGACCAACTTTAATAGAATTGCAGTATTTTTCTCTAAAAATTTTCACCGAATCAAACCATACATCTTCCTTAGTTCTTGATCCTTTAGGAGTAAATCCTCTAGGATACCAAATATCCAGTTTATTTGATATTTTAATCGCATCTACAGCGGTTTCGATATTACCATCAAGTTGTTTGTCTGGAATAAAATTGCGTAAATCGTTTATATATTTTCCCGAAATATTTCCATATCCCCAATTAACACGTACACCTCTCCCCAAAACCTGACATGGGATATGTTCCCTAGACCAAAGAGCATCTCTAACAGAAGCAATAAAAATTGCTCCAATATTATAGACATTAATTCCAGATCCACCACGCATCACACAAATTAAATGTCTGAGTGGATCATTACTATCATTTAAACGATCGCGTACATTTTCCCATGAAAGTTTTGTTTCAATCACTTCTCCATTTAAATTCCAAATTCTATTACCACCACTACCAGACTCCTGAAGAGTGACAATCATAGGAGAGTTATAATCATATCCTCTTTTTTGAAGATGCTTGCCAACAATTTGAACCATTCCAATATCATGTTCAACTGGAGATCTTTTACCAGAACCACCAAATGGACCTTGATGAATAGGACATCCCCAAACTCCGCCACCCTGACCACATCGAATAAAAGATGTAAGTTTTGGTTGAATATCAGAGTCTCTTTTTTTTAGTTCTTCTAATTTTAATTCTCTTTCAATCAAACTATCAATCATATCTCCCACATATGAATCGACAGATTGTTGAGTACTTCTTTGAATCAAGTCATATTGAATAGTTTTATCGACCCAAGACTGATTAGGAATTAACTTTTTCAATTCCGCAAGTTCATTACACTTATGAAATAAATCAGAGAATTTTTGATCTGTTTTTATATCACCATCCATAATATATTTATCATACTCTTGCTGATGCAGAGTTGGAGTAGCAGTAAACGCTAATACTCTTCCATTAATTTTCATCCACTCTCTAAATCTCAGTGCAACCTTTGCATCAAATCCAGATCTATATCCTGTCCCAAATCCATAAGGAACTGATCCAGCGTCACCCACTGCTAAAAATTCATGAACTTCTTCAATCCAGAGAACAGTATTTTTAGCATACTTTAAAAAAGACTCAAAGTGATTTGAAAATCTAGCATGGGTGATTGAAAAAATATAGACATTATTTGTATCAAAACAATCAGACAAAAATTCATCCATCATTGATGAATCTTTTATATGAGTAATGTCCCTGAATTTATATTTTTTACCATTCACAACGGTTTCTTTCTCAAAGATACCATCGTTACATGTTTCGTTTTTAGGCGCTACGCGAATATTAAACTTTTGATCAAAAAATACTTTATATAACTCTGGAGACAATTCTTTACCTTGAAAATATGACTTGCCAATACCCATTTGTTTGACAAGAACTTTTATTTTTGGTTTTGTAAAAAGTTCTTGATTGTTAATTATATTAAGAACATCTGCACGAAATTCTTCATACACTTCTGGTGTAATCATAGTTTACCTCTTTTTTTAATTCCATTTAAGAAGCAGTAAAGTTCTTTTTATGGAGATGAAAGTGAATTTATTTATTCATTATAATATAAAAAAGGGGGGGGCGTCAATCCCCCCCAGTTTCATTCAGTTTCTTCTACTCGTTTCTTCTTAGAACCAATATTGTATTTGGTTTCAAGAATCCATTCTCCCTTATCCTTATAAGAAAGAACCTTAATCTGATTCAATGGAGCAATGTCCTGAATCAAATCAACATTCACAATTTCTACAAGTCCCCAGTCGGCAAGCAACTGAACAATACGATTTCGTCTCTGAACATCGTTTACAGTTAGATTTGCGTGCTTACCATCCAGTGCAAATAGTTCCTTAAAATGCACCAGATAATAACGACCTTGCTTGTGCAAAATATGGCACGATTGATAAATCTTTTTTTCTTTGCGTGATGCGACACCAATACGTGTCAGCGTCTCACGAACCTTAAGAAAATCATCTGGTTCTCCCAGAATCACTTCCACCATTTTATCTGGCGACCATTTCACTTCAGGCTCTCTAACAACGCTCATGCTTTTCCTCCAGTATCAAATTTAGATTTAATGAACTTCAGTTGTTCCTTTGTTAGTATCTTCAGAGCTTGCTTTGCCTTTTCATTACTATATCCATAATAACGTTTGACATAATCAAGATCTTGGATTTTATCTTGTCGGATCCAGGGAGAGAATCTCTTCTTTTTCCTCACAATATTTATAAAGAAATCGTATTGAAGTCTCTTTGGAAGAAAGTGATACTTATTCATCTCATTAGCAAACATCAAGGTATCGATGTGTCCAGAGAAACATCGATTTATAATGTATGGAGGATATTCCTTCTCAAGTGAACGGTCTTCATCAATCAGATGCTTCTTTGTCTGATTGATACTGTTCAACCAATCCTTCAATTCCATAATTAAAAAGCAGTAGTTCTTTACGTTGTTTTTGCTCTCGCATATATTCGCCTACCGATCTCATCGTATATGTGAGATCAAACTCGGCAGCATTCCAATCTTTAAATCTATCTTTCACAAGTTGATCCGAATTGTAACTTACAAGCATCTTACTCTCGTGCGATGAACAATCTTCGGCAAACTTATCATGATCAAATCTTTTGTGCATATCACCTTTCTTACCATAAAGATTATCTTTAATATCATATGGAGGATCTAGATAAGTAAAGACATCTTTATCATTCGTGAGCATATTTTCATATGACTCATTCGTAATATGCCATTTCTGAATTAGTTCAGAATATCCAGTAAGTTTGGAAATGCCACGGAGAGAAAAGTTACTTACAGATGCCTTAGGAGAAAATGAAGAACTTTCTGTCAGTCCACTAAATGAGCACTTATTTACAATATAGAATGCTACGGCACGATCAATATTACATTTAGTTCTATCATTTACCCATTCTTTGGCATTTACAAACAACTCTTTTGCCGATTCTGGATTGGCATGAGTCGATTTATAATCAACTAAAAGATCCTGAAGTTCTTTTCCATTCTCTTGAAGTTGAATCCAAAAATTTACAAGTGGTTCATACAAGTCATTTACCCAAATACTAATTCGGGGATACATCTTAGTAATATGAATTGCCATACTACCGCCACCAAGAAATGGTTCACGATACTGTTTATAATCACGCAAATCGGGAACAAACTTCCCGATTTTCATACATGCACGGGATTTTCCGCCAGGATATCTGAGACAGGTTTTAAGAGACTTTTGCGTATAAGTCATTTAATTTCTCCATAATAAGGTCATATTTTTCTCGGCGTCTAATACCAAGATAAGGTTTCATAAGTTCAGTCCATCTTTTTGCTGCTTCACCTTGAAGATTTATACAATAGGTTGGTTTTTGACCTGCTGCTTTATGAACTGGACCACCGTCAGTGTAAGTTATTTTCCTACCATCCATTATAGCAGCAACACGCTCCATAACATCTTGGTCTGTCATAGACATACTCATAGAGAGATAATCTTTTTCAGTATAAGTTTTTCCATTAGCAAAGGTTCTTGTTCTTCCTTTTTTATAAGACCAAGATCCCTCACCTTCCCATATACCAGTGACCCAAGCAAGTTCAGTTTCTGTTGGTTCTCTATGTTCGTAGATAGTGCCTTTAGCCATAAATCATAAACTACTCCACTTCTATTTAGTAATGGAGTTATCTTCATCACAAAATATGCTCAATAGATTTTAAAAGTTCGGATGCTCCAATAGTTTTCTTATTAGGAGTAACATTGGAAGCAAGTAATTGATAGTCACCTGCTTTCAATTTAAAAGTTGCACCAGCACCATCACATTCTACCCTAGAATATACCGTTTCCCAATCAGTATATGCGATACTCATATTTTTAGTATCTACAAGAAACATATACTCAAAAGTTTTTTTGAGATCTTCTTTCTTAAGAACTGTTGTTTTTTTCTTTCCTGGACGTTTGTTAATCAAAACAACCCTTTTACAACTTCCATTTTTATTGAATAGTCCGAGAGAACCTTTCATTTCATAAAAAGTTCCGTTCTTATCAACAAAGTCCTTTCCATCTTCATAATCGCCAACATAATCAAGTTGATCTCCGGACCACTTTGAAAATGATTTTTCTTGAAGATATGTTCGAAATGTCTTAAAGGCATTTGATTTCATCTGAGATGTGTTAGTTGCTTCAACACAACCAAAAAACTCTTTAAGATCAAATTTTTCAAAATCAATTTTCATAATCAATAGGATGATACTTTAAAAATTCCCAGAAAGTCATTTTCATTTCTTTCTGGGTCATACCACAATGTTTTGCGGCGGCAGGCAATGTCATTTTAGCACGAAACAGTGCCCAATTTGCCTGGTCAACCAGTTCTGGTGTCGTTTTTGCCTTAGGTTCCAATAAGGAATTTTTATCAATCTTATAGAGACTCATTAGATTGCCTCCATAAGAGTAATCACTAGTCCAGTAAGACGATTAACACTTCCAGACATTTGTCGATATCCGCTACCAACATATATTTGTCCGCTTACAACGGCGACGGCAATTATACCCCAAAAAATATAATACCATCTAGATTTGAGTTGATGACTTTTATTTTTCATAATCAAAGAACCAATTTTTTACTGGGAGACTTAATTAGAGAAAACATTTCCTCATATTGCTCCACAATTTGCTCCTGCGCATCAGCAATATACACAATATACTTTTTAGTCACTTCCAATTCTTCACCCTTCCCTTTGAGAAGAGGAGACCAGGGAGCAAATCCCATTTGCCCCTGTCCAGCAGGAATAGCAACGATAGGATTGCAAATGACCACAGAGTCATCTTTTTCTTCAATCAGGTCTGCGATGACATCTTCACCGGACCACATACGAATCAGTTTTACATTCATTTTTTTCTTCTGGATAAGGTTCAAATGTAATCTAAACTCTGTTTTACGAGAGGAGCATAGCAATCTTTTGTTGCCTTCTTATCAAAATTTTTATGCCTAACTCCTCCACCTCTATTAGCACTCTTCCAATTTATTTTTTTCGTTTTTCCCGGAGGAAGTTTTGTCACTTTTGGCTCCACTTCTATCTCAACTTTTTTATAATCAGAGACTGATGGGTGTTTAAATTTATTTTCATCAATCTCCCATATTTCATAAATCAATTCCAAAGTATCTTCTTTAATTGCTTTACAAATACCACCAATAATTTCATCCTTTCTTAGGGGATGAGGAACCCATAATTCATTACCTTCTTTTACAGCAATAGAAAGATTTCTATAATCTTCAGCATAATTCCCGTAAATTGTATATCGATAAACAATGTTTTTCATTTGAAAGTACACTCCACCATTAGTTCTGTCATACAAGCAAGCATATTTATTTCTTGGTCCGCTACGAACGCCCCCTGATACTGATACTTAGCGAGAACAAGCACAGCAGCAGGAATGGAACCAGGAACCAACGATTCATAAAGAGAATCATAAACACGCCTAAGAAGTACGCTAGTATCATTGTCCAAGTTGGCGACAATCCATTTACGAACTTCCGGAAAGTTCTTTTCTTTGAGACTTTTAATGAGATCATTTACCGCGACATCCGAAAAGGTTGCAAGAATCCCCGAATCAATTTTACCACCCACAGAGTATCTTTGACACTCGTTGAGGACTCGTCGCCAATCGGGGAAGTGTTTGTTGATGAGTTCAATGAGTACTTTGTTATCATACTCAATTCGTTCTGCGTCAAGAATGTCTTTGAGTCGCTTGAAGAAAAGAGCTGCAATGGATTGTCGCTCTTTTCCTTTGATTCCAAACTCAACGACGGCACAACGGGAATGGAGTGGTTCGAGGATTTTGTTTTTATAGTTGCAGGTAAAGATGAATCGACAGTTACCAGCAAACTCCTCAATAAACGCCCGTAGGAGGAGTTGTACGTCATTGGACGTGTTATCTGCCTCATCAATGATGATGACTTTGTGTTTAGCAGTTGCCGTAAGCGAGACGGTCGAAGCGAAGTTCTTCGCATTGTTTCGGACAGTATCGAGGAATCTACCCTCGTCGGATCCATTGATGACATAAACATCTACTCCAAGTTCATTGCAAAGTGCCTTTGCTACTGTGGTCTTACCAATACCAGGAGGTCCCGCAAGTAGCATGTTTGGGATCTCACCTTTATCTAGGAAACTTTGAAAGGTCTTCTTGGTTGCCTCTGGGAGAATACATTCTTCAATTGTCTTTGGTCGGTATTTTTCAACCCAAATAAAATCACTCATAATCAATCATAAAATCGGTTACTTTAATCCTTTTGAGCATATTGTACTCACTTACAAACCAATTGACAATAATATCAAAACTATTTTTTGAGACAGAAGGTATATTCTTAATACCGAATGGTCTTTGCTCTAAAATTCCCAATTTAGATATGCAGTTGTGTATATCATAGCAATAAATTTTTTTGCTCGATACATACTCATCATTTAAGTATTTTTTTATATACTTAACAGGATTTTTTTCATCAATAACTTCTGGAATCCATTGTGTATTCCAAGAAGAGCAAATAAAATCATTCATAATCAAATCCAATCAGGTTTACGCTCAGGAAGACGAAGATAATTATCGCATACCCAAGGTTTAGATGCAATATACATCTTATAAGCATCAAAGGTTGAGATGCTTGTATCAAGTTTATATTCGTCAGGCATTGCTCTGGCAAACGGGGTCAATTCAGTTCT